CGGGTGTGCGCCTCGCGGCTTCCCAGGCCGGGGCAGAGCTGATGCGGTCCAGCGCACCGCCACCAAATGCCACCGAGGGCGCCCGGATCGAGGCGGCAAAGGTCGGCCCGTGCATGGCGTGCCTGTCGCTGGTCGCCCGGGGCCTGCTCGAGCCAGACTGGGCGGTCTACGGCTGCGACTACAACCACGCCAAGAGCGGGAACAAGCGCCGGGGGCACGCCTTCGGGTACGCCCTGTGCGTGTGGCACCACCGCCGCCATCCGATGCAGGGCAAGACCTTCGCTGAAATGCGGGAGACGTGGGGGCCCAGCCTGATGGACGGCTCGCGCACCTTCCACGAGACGTATGGCAGCGACGACGAGCTGATTGAACAACAGACCTACATCATCGAGCTGAGGGCAGTTGCGTGAGTGAGAGCAAGAAGACATGCGCCGATCAGGTCCGCGCGGCGTTCGATCAGGCCCCCGCCGAGGGGCTGAGCTACGCGGGGCTGTACGAGAAGCTGGCAGCCGATGGCATGGATACCGGCAAGGCCAAGGACCGCATCAACAGCTCGCTGCGCTACCTGGTCGCGCGCGGCTACCTGCTCAGGACCGGCGAGCGCGAACACGCGATGTTCCGCAGAGGTGGCGCGGCGATGGCTCGGCCCCGTCTGACCGAGTCGCAGAGAGCAGAGCGCACCAAGGCAAAGAACCGCCGCCGCGTGGAGAGGGCCAGGGCTGCGCGGGGTGTGACGGTAGGGCTGCGCGCCGCAATGATTCCCAAGCCCGTCCGGGCGGCTCCCACGGCCAATCCGGTTTTCGAGACTTTCGAGCAATGGCAGGCGAGGGGCGGGAAGGTCGAGCGCCTGACTGCAGCCTGGGAGCGCCCGGGGTAGAGGGGAGGGCGTCGCGATCGGTGCGACGCACTGGGAAGAAGCTGGACGGATGGACCTGACCCGCTACGACGACAAGGCGCTGGCGCTGCTGAGCAGCATCCAGCAAGACATAGCCGCGATGCGATGGACGAGGGCGTGGACCGCCCCAGCCGTACGCCGCGAGGCAGAGCAGGCACTGCGCCGGGCACGCGCGCTGCGCCGTGAAATCAATCGACGAGAGCACAAGGGGAAAGGCCATGGGGAATGTACGTGAGCTGCTGTCCAGCAGGATGGGGCCAACAACCGTGAAGTTCGACACCGGCCGTGGCGGCACGCCGGATCTGACCACGCAGGATATTGCCGCGGCGCTGGGAATGGTGCCAGCCGGCCTCGGCCGTGAGCTGCTGGAGGCCCTGTGGTGGCCAGAGAGTGCGGCCCGTCGCATCGACCATCTGCGAAAGGCAGTGATCGCGCTGGTCGCGCCAGAGTACAACCGACACCAGCAGGTGCTGAGTGTGGCGCGTACGGAGTACGGCATCGCCAAAACCTGCATGGGCTGGGCGGGAAACGCGGTGACGGACATGCAGCGCCGGGAGTTTGCGCGCGCTGAAGCAAAGCTGGAGGCCACACGCGCGCTGTGTTGGCCCATCAGCACCATGGAGCAACTTGGCGGACTGGCCGTGGCAGTGATCGGCGAAATGGCTGCTGCCGGCTGCTGCAAGCGATGCGAAGGAGCGCGGACACAGGCTGCGCCGAAGGGCACCGGCGTCGTGGAGTGCGAAGCATGCGACGGCAGTGGCCTGGAACAGCTGAGCGGCAGGAAGCGTGCAGCAGCCATCGGGGCCGATTGCTCGGCATACAGCAGGTTCTGGCAGCCGGTGTACGGATGGATGCTCGTCCAGATGCGAGCGGCAGAGAACGAAGCTGCCCGGCAGTTCAGTCAGGCGCTTTCGCGCGCTGCATAGCGATGACTTGAAGGGTCATCGGAAACAGGGGCATTCTTGCCACTATCCAGACGCAAGCCCCGGCCACAGCCGGGGCTTTTTCTTTGCCCGCTTCCCAGACCGGATTAACCCTCGCGCCAAGCCGGCAGCGGGGCGGGCACCTATTGACCAAACCGGGAGGGGCGATATGCCGAACCGGACAATCCACGGGGCAACCATGCGGGACGAAATCATCAGCACCGCGGCCAGTGCTGCGGCAAAGGTCACGCCGCCGGTCGCGGTGGCCGGGGCCGTCGCCGGCGGCGTCAACCTCGACCGTCTGGTCGTGATCCTGACTGTCGTGTACCTGGTCGGCCAGATCACCTATCTGGTTTGGCGCTGGGTCCGCGAGTGGCGGCAGGCTGCCAAGGCGACCAAGGCATGAGGGGGGCCGGTGGCGCGCCAGGACGGTCGCTGGTGGCGCTTCTGGTCCTGAGCGCTGCCGGCTTGGTCGCGATCGTATCGAGGGAGGGCTACACCGATACGGCCGTCATCCCCACCAAGAACGACCGCCCCACCGTCGGCTTCGGATCGACCTTCCACGCTGACGGGACGCCGGTGCGGCTCGGTGATCGAATCACCCCTGATCGCGCCCTGCACACGGCTCAGGCGCACATCGCCGGCGAGGAAAAGCGATTCCGCGCCTCGCTCCCTGGCGTCTACCTCACCCAGGGTGAGTACGACCTCTATCTGGACTTCACGTACCAATACGGGACAGGCAACTGGCAGGCATCTTCTATGCGGCGCCAGCTGCTGGTGGGCAACTACCGTGCCGCCTGTGATGCCCTTCTGCTGTGGAAGCGCGCCGGCGGATATGACTGCTCGACGCTGATCAACGGCAAGCCCAACAAGGTGTGTTGGGGAGTGTGGGATCGGCAGCTGGAGCGGCACGCCAAGTGCGTTGCCGAGCTTGCCCCGTGAGCCGGGGCCACGCGGTCGTTGGGCTGCTGATCGCATGGGCCGTGTGCTGTGTGCTGTCGTTCGCTGCAGGCTGGTCCTGGCGCGGCGATCGCGCGGCTCTCAGTGCGGCCACGGCCGAGGTTGCCGACGGACGGGAGGCCTTGGCTGGGGAGCAGGTGGCGCGGTCAGTCGATCGCGTCCAGGTGGTAGGCGTCCAGCAGGCGGGAGATACCGCCAACGTGCGAGAGGAAAAGATCAATGCTGACTATCAAGAGCGCATCGCGGCTGCTGTTGCTGGCCGCGATGGTGAGCTTGGCCGGCTGCGCGGCCACTGGGCCAGTTGCGAAACCGGCCGCTTGGCCGACGGTGCCGCCGCTGCCGCAGCGGCTGCAGAACAAGACCGACTACGCCGGCTCGGTGCGGCTGGAATTGTACGGGCCTGCGAACTCGCCCAGTCCGAGCGAGACGAAACCGTAGACCGATACCGGGCCGTCGAGGCGGCCATCAACGGCGCCAAGCGCCCCTGATCCTTGGAGATCACCATGTCCCGAACCATCAAAGTATTCGGCGTCACCCTGTGGCCGACTCTCTCCCAGCGGCTTGCACAGCGCCTGCGCGCCCTCGAGGTGGAAGGTGAGGCCCTGCGCAGCGAGCTCGCCGCGGTCAAGGCGCACGGCGAGGATGTCGATTCCGCTGCCGGCTCGCAGATCAGTTCGCTCACCAGCCAGCTGGCTGCGATCAATGGGGTGCTGATCGAAGTGCAGGACCGCCTGCCTCCGCTGCCCAAGAGCAAGAAGGCCAAGGCCCAGGTCCGCCGCCGCAGCCCGCGCTGATGGCGGGGCAGGGCAAGGCCATGTTGGCGCTGGGCCGGCTCAAGGTCGGCCAGATGAACAAGACCGAGGCCGCCTACGCGGAGCGGCTACGCCAGCTAGAGGCCGCCGGTGAGATCCAGTGGCACAAGTTCGAGGGCATCAAGCTGCGCCTGGCTGACGGCATGTTCTACACGCCCGACTTTGCGGTGCTAGCCGCTGATGGCGTGATGGAGCTGCACGAGGTCAAAGGCTTCTGGATGGACGATGCCAGGGTCAAGATCAAGATGGCTGCCGCGCTTTACCCCATGCGCTTCATTGCGGTCCGGGTGAAGCCGAAGCGGGACGGAGGCGGTTGGGCCGTCGAGGAGTTCTGATGGACGAGCGCATAGACCGCCTACTGTCGTTGGCCGAGCAGCAGCACGCCACGATCGTGGAGCAGGGACGACAGATCGCGCAGCAGGCTGAACACATCGGACTGCTCACGCAGTCGGTCGTTCTGCTGCTGGGCGAAGAAGTGGGCGTGCCGGTGCCGGAAGGCGACACCGCTGCAGAGCCGCAGCGCACCGACATGGACGGGAAGCCGTACTGATGCCGACGAGGCCCGCCCAGCACCGGCCGACCGGCTGGAAGCCCTATAAGGAAGACGCACGACAGGTGAGGCGGCGGCAGACCCGAAGGGCGCTGCCGACCAACTCGGCTGCATGGCGAAAGATCCGGGCGGCCCACCTGGCGCGGGAGCCGCTATGCCGGCACTGCGCCGCATTGGGCAGGGTCAGGGCCGCAACAGACGTTGACCACATCGACGGCGACGACGCCAACAACCACCCGGACAACCACCAGTCGCTCTGTCGGCCCTGCCACAGCGCGAAGACCGCGCGTGAGAACGGTGGGTTCGGGCGGCCAGCGTGGAACCCCAACGGGCGTGATGCGTTCCACGGCGGAGGTCACCACGGGAGGGGGGAGGGTGAAAGTTGAGGCTGAACGCCTCGCGATACGCGCCCCCTCTTTTGGTCGCATTTCCACAGAATTTGAATTTCGAGGTTAGCCCCGATGGCGAGGCACAAGCAGCCGGCCGAGCTGGCCAAGCTAAAAGGGGCCGAGAAAAAGAACCCCCAGCGCTACAAAAAGGTCGCCCCGACCACGGGCAAGGTACTCGGCAAGCCGCCGGGGCACCTGCCCGAAGAAGTGGTTGAAGTCTGGAAAGAGCTGGACAAGTGCTCGCTGCCGGGGGTGCTGACCAGCGCGGACCGATTCGTCATGGAGGTGGCCGCGTCGCTGCTGGCCGAGTTCCGCGCGAACCGCGCCGACTTCAAGGCGGCCAAGTACTCGCACCTGATCGGCTGCCTGGCGCGACTCGGCCTCACGCCGGCGGATCGCCAGAAGCTCGGGACCGAGAAGCCCCAGGGGGGCAATCCATTCGACGAGTTCTGATGCATGACCCCGAGCGAATCTGCCAAGGCCTACGCACGCAGCGTGGTGGCCGGGAAGATTCCGGCCGGACGGTACATCATCCTGGCTTGCCAGCGGTTTCTGGATGACCTGAAGCGCACGGGCCCTGACTGGCCGTACAAATACGACGCGGCCAAGGCCGATCGCGCGGTCAAGTTCCAGGAGCTGATGCCCCACACCAAGGGCAAGTGGGCGGCGAAAAAGCAGCGCCTGGTGTACGAGCCGTGGCAGCACTTCATCGAGTGCAACCTGTTCGGCTGGGTCCGCAAGTCCACCGGCATGCGCCGGTTCCGTGAGTCCTACGAAGAGATCCCCCGAAAGAACGGGAAGTCGCTGCGCCTTGCGGCACGGGGCCTGTACCTGTTCGCCGCCGACGGCGAGGCCGGCGCCGAGATCTACTCGGGCGCCACCAGCGAAAAGCAGGCCTTCGAGGTCTACCGGCCGGCCTGGCAGATGGTTCAGAAGATGCCCGCACTTCGCGCGCGCTTCGGCATCGAGCAGTCGGGCAACCCGAAGAACCCCGGCTCCATGTTTGTCATGGAGGACATGTCGAAGTTCGAGCCGATGATCGGCAAGCCCGGTGACGGCTCCAGCCCACACGCGGCGCTGGTGGACGAATACCACGAGCACGACACCGACCACATGGTCGATGCGATGCAGACTGGCATGGGCGCGCGCGAGCAGCCCTTGCTGGGGATCATCACCACCGCCGGGACCAACCTGGGCGGGCCGTGTTACGAGAAGCGGCGCGATGTGATCCGAATTCTGGAAGGCGAGGTCACCGACGAAACCATCTTCGGGATGATCTTCGGCATCGACGAGGGCGACCGGTGGGACGATCCGGCGAGCCTGCGCAAGGCCAACCCCAATTACGGTGTTTCGGTCTTCGAAGAGTTCCTGTTGGCGCAGCTGGCGCAGGCCAAGCGGTCTGCCAGCAAGCAAAGCGCCTTCCGCACCAAGCACCTGAACGACTGGGTGGGCGCCAAGCTCGCCTGGATGAACATGCTGGCGTGGCAGCGGCAGAAGCGGTCGTTCGACCTCGACGACTTCGACGGCTGCCGCTGCTGGGTCGGCGTCGATCTCGCATCGAAGCTGGACGTTACGGCGGTGGTGATGCTGTTCGAGAAGGACGGCTCCTTCTACGTTGTTCCGCGCTTCTACGTGCCGGAAGCGGCGGTGGAGGAAAACGAGCGCTACCAGCTGTATGTGCTGGAAGGCCTGATGGTGGCGACGCCAGGGAACATGACCGACTACGCCTTCATCGAAGAAGAGCTGAAGGAGCTGGCGGCACGCGGAATCGACATTCAGGACATCGCCTTCGATCCGACCCAAGCCACCTACGTCATGACCAGGCTTGGCCAAGAGGGCCTGCCAGTGGTGGAGATGGCCCAGTCGGTCCGCAACCTCTCCGAGCCGATGAAGGAAGTGGAGGCCCTGATCTTGTCCCACCAGCTGTGGCACGACGGCAACGCCGCGCTGACTTGGATGATGGGCAACGTGGTGGCGCGGATAGACGCGAAGGAGCACGTGTACCCACGGAAGGAATCGAACGACAACAAGATCGACGGCGCGGTGGCGCTGATCATGGCCATGGCCCGCGCGATGCAAGCGCAGGACACCGGTCAAATTCAACAAGGCTTCGTGGTGATGGACTGATGAGCGCAAAAATCGCACGCAACCGCTTGGATGTTGCCCTCGGTATAGAACGCGCGCTCCGGGCCAAGGCTCCGACCGTAAATGCGTTGACTGAGGGGGACACCGTAGCCTCGTCCGATCTTCGGATGTTTGAGGTCTTCGGAAACCCCGCGACGGCATCTGGCGCTGTTGTAACTGACAAGACCGCGATGCGGGTGGCGGCCGTCTACAGTTGCGTGAGCCTGATCGCTGGCTCGATCGCACAGCTGCCGTTGCCGGTATTCGAGCGGATGGACGACGGTCGCCAGCGCGCCAAGCACGATTATTGGTGGATCCTGAACGAGCAATTCGGCCCGGCATGGTCCGCATCTACCGCCTGGGAGTTCCTGATCTCCCAGATGCTGTTGCGCGGAGACGGCATCGCCTACGCCACCCGCAACCGCAGCGGCGCGGTAACCGGCCTGATCCCTTGGCCACGCGATCGGGTAACGATATTGGAACAGGAGCGCTCCAGCCCGAAGGAACCGCGCCGGCTGCAGTACACGTTCCACGACACCATCGGCTATTTCACGGTGGATCAGGATGACGTGCTGCACATCCCGGGCTTCGGCTTCAACGGCGTGTCATCGATGTCGGTGATTCAGTGGGGTGCCCGGAACGGAATCGGCATCGCCATTCAAGGTGACGAACACGCCGGCAAGTTCTTCAGCGAGGGCGGCAAGCCGGAGGTGGCGATCACTTCCACCAGCAAAATGACGCCGGACATGCAGGAAAGCTTCCGCGATGCCTGGGTGAAGAAGTACGGAGGCATCCAAGGGAACCGCCGCATCCCCCTGATCCTGACGGAAGGCCTGGACGTCAAAGAGCTGACCATGTCCGCTGTGG